TCTTCTTCATTAAGGAAGGGACGCATACGATTCACGTCTATCCTTCTTTTCGACGCCACGAATTTGGCGAGATCACCTGTAACTCGTCCCTCGGGCGAAATTAAATCAACAGTAGGTTGAAAATTGAAATTTGACATCTTATTTTCCTCCTTTTTCTAAAGTATTTTGACTTTAATTCTCTTATTGTATCCTAACGGTGCCAAGGATGATTCCTCACCACTTGAACCGGAAAGGTCAACTGCTTCAAGAGCCACTGCAACGGCTTTACCTGTGGTACCAGCCTGCAGGAAACCTGCCCCATTACTTTCAAGAAAAGCTCCAACTGCTACATTGGCACCATCTTCAAGTATAGCATAAACCTCATCCCCTCTCTGTGGGATAAACACTTTGACAGGATCACCTGTCACATACGGATCATTGATGTCTCTTCCCTGAAGAGCATCTTCAACAGCCACCATAACCAGCTGATTGGCAGGAGCATCATCATTGTGAGCAACTACCGCACCAGAACTGTTCAGATGCAAAAACATACCTGGATATATCGTTCCTCCAGCGAGGAATTCTTCGAAGATATTCAGATAATTTTTCAGAATTACTGCATACTGCGCCATTTCTTCCTCCTTTTTACTTCATTTCTTTAAACTCAATCCCTGTAGGAGGAAGAGGTTCAATTTTGCTTGAATCGGTCTGGAAACCTGTTCCACCGAATGCTGAATAATCAACAACTTCCTTACCTACCATACCAGCGATCTTTGTAAGAACACTGTCACTCATTACCTCAAGCTCTTCTTTGGTCCAATCCTTAGAATTGTTCTGAATACGCTTGATATTGGCTTCACGCTTTTCTTTCTTCGCTTGCTTGGCTTCCTCAAGAACAGCCTTGTCCTCAGCAGAAAGAACTTCAACCTCCTTCGTAATGACAGTTGGAGTAAGTTTGTCCAACTGCTCCTCTGAAAGAGTTTCAAGCCACTCCCTGTCAGTTTCTTTAAACTTACCCTTACCGTCACCAATAAGAGCAGTTACCTTTTCCTGAACGCAGGGTGTGCATTTTTCAGATTCACCTGCCATCTTTTTGTGGTTTTTGTTATTATTAAATTTAGTTCTCACCATGCCGGAACTTTCGGCCATTGCAACATATTCGACTTTGCGCCGAACTTCTGTGGGGGAGCCTTGCAATTCGACCACTCCATTTTCAAAAGTATATCCTTGCTTGAAAATTCGATTACCCCCCATTCTCATTCGGACTTCATAGATAACTGTCTCATCATATACTTCATGTAGGAAATACATACTTGATTCACTATCCATTGAATCCAACTTACTACGGACGGCATCAACAAGCTCTCGATAACCTTTTTCATTCCTAACAAGCATTATTTTTGACACATAATATGCCTTTAATGCATTGTTAAATTCTTTTTCGTTCACTTCGTTTTTACCTCCTTCTTTATTAACACGAATACCACAACCATCTTCAATAGAACAAGCGCCTAACCCGCCGGGCAAGAGAGCAAGGTGATCTGGTCTATGATTTTTAGCAATGGCTTCATATTGTTCTCCATTCCATTCACCCTGAGTTATTATATCTTCGGTAAACATACCAAGACTAACTTCTACGGGCTCACCAGCTTCAATCTGTGCCAATACCACAGATGATAACTGCCTCAAACGTTCTTCCTCTAACCATGCTTGAGCAACTAACTTTAAGCCATCAACATGGGTGTTAAAGACAATCCCTACCAAGCAATTGTCAAGTACCTTTGGATCATTAGCTGAAATAGGTACTCCATTCAATTCGGGATGATCAATAACAATAGGTATACCATTCCAAGAAGCTGGGAATAATCCCAAATCTTCAATAGTATGAAGCATCGGGCCATGACTACCATTATGAACACCCTCCACCATCATTGTAACAGGAACGACTAAATATTCCCTACCTTGATATGTTTGATGTTCAACCTGATATTGACCTTCCTGTTTCCTCTTATATTGTGCATAAAAGGAACCAGCAAACTTACTGTAATTAACAACGCCATCTGCCTGTTTCATAGCATAGGAATAACAAGAACTCTCATTACCACCATTGTCTACACACTTCTGCAGAACGGCGTTTGCTATCCTTAACCATTGACTTTTTTGGTAATCAGATAACTCCTTCCTGTGTTCATCAACGTATTCTTTTGTCCAAGGCATAACGTACCTCCTTATTTTAAGTATTTAATAATGTCTTCAATATAAGGTAATGCAATACAACGACAATACGGATGCAAAGGAATTAAAGGTTCAATTTCATCAAGTGTAAATATTTTACCTTGTAATTCTGCACACTTTGGACAAACTCTTCCATCCTCCGCCGTTTGCCATTCAGCCTGCACGTACACGTCAGCTAATCCCCAATTACGGTATTCTTGAATTGCAGCCAAATGAAAAGCTCTTATGACTTCTGTACGGGCTAACATCACAGCACGTGTCTGAGCTGGTATGAACCTACCTAAAGTGTCTGTAAGTCCTAAAGTACCTATCCCCGTTCCATCTATGGAGGCAACTAATTTACGTGCCATTAATTCGGGGGAATCACCCTCAATCATACCCTGTGTTAGTATTCGGCTTATATGTGTATCCATAACATCGGTAATGCCTCTAAGGTCAGCAAAAACCCTTGTATAAAGAAGCCCTACCCTGTCCATATGAAAAGGAGTCCCAGCCAGGAACAAATCAATACCACCTAAATCTTCCAAATTAGGAACGTCAAATCCTGCTTTTTTTAATTCATATCTGGCACGTATGACTCCACGCTTATAGGAATCATAAATATACATATTTGTCCATGCATTTTCAATTGCAGAACCAATCTGATGAAATACAGCAATTGATAAAATACCTCTATCAACCTGAGTACGTAACCACCTCATAAAAGACTCAACCTTATCAGGGTCTCTCAACCAACTAAAAGCCCTATCACCTGGAGGATTCATTTGATGACTCATCAAAGAATTCCCATATCCAAAACAATCTTGATCAACAATACCAATGCGTATAACTTTCTTCAATTCTGCGAAACGTAATTTCATAGCACGGGCAAACGAATTACGCAATGCCGTTGTTCGTGTAGGATCATAAGCAATTCTCTGTGCTTCAGTATATGTTTTAACCTCCTCCATTATTCATTACCATTTCTACCTGTTGGTTGTCTCATAGGTCTACCCTCTGGTACATTTGTTTCCTTTTCTTTTGGAAGCACTCTTTCTTTGATTACCCTTTCAAGCTCTTCATCAGATATAAGATTATCACGCATTTTCTTGATGTAAGAAAGCTGATCAGTTGTCAAACCTAAGAATAAATCATAGAAGGCTTCCGGTGGAATAAGTTCCTGCTGAATTGGATTGTATGAATATTCACGCAATGCGCTCGCTCTTTGTTTTCCAATTTCAACTCTTGCTTTTTCACTAATTGAAAACAAATCATGCCAAAGTACAGTATAATCATCTGTTGAAGGTTTTGGTAAAATTCCTAACTCAATTAACCTGTCAACGGTAGGACGAACAATCCTGGGCTCCGCGTGATCTTCCCTACGTGATTGCACGTAAGTCAACCATTCCGTTGTATCTTGAGAGCTTGCCAATTCTCCACGTTCACTTCCTGTTAATACTCGAACAGGTATTCCCGTCTGAGAGGAAATAAGTTTCAATTGACAATCAAGGTGAGGTAATGGATCAGATATTTGCTGTTCTAAGGCCTCAATATCCACACCCTCGTTGATAAGAAATCTACGAAGATCATTTTCATATTCATCCAACTGATCTAAAAGATCCTTTTCTGTATCTTTAGTCATCGTGTATTCCTTATCCACTTTACCATGAAATCCAGGACGAGCACCCCTCCAAAACATTTCTGCATCACCACCTGCAATTTTCTCAATATTCATAAGGCAGTTAAATACAGGTTCCAAACGAGGAGTTCCATATATTTCAGATTCCAAGTTATCATCAGTAATATGAATAACTCTGGAATGGTGTACTTTTATTGTTCTATTGGCTTTCTTTGACAAATCAGCAATTTCAACTTCATAAAGCAAGGGCTTTCCATAACGTTTATTGTTTGCATTCTCTTCAAAAGAAGCAATCGTAACGTTTTCTTCACTGAAAGGTTTCAAATACA